CGGCAGGGGCCGGACAGGGCCGCGCTCGCCCGCGAGATGATGGGCATGCGAAATCCCGAGTTCCAGCGGATGGGGATGCAGTTCGCGCTCCAGAAGCCTCCCGAGGAGGAGGCGTTCACGCTCAAGCCCGGGGAAACGCGCTTTCGTGGCGGCCGGCAGGTGGCGAGCCTTCCGCCGGAGCCCCCGAAGCCCGAGCGCGCGCCCCCGGACCCGGAGGCGGTGCGGCTCTCCCGGATCGCCAATGACCCCACGCGGCCGGAATTCGAGCGTCGGACGGCGCAGGCGCTTCTCGCCAAGATGACGCGGCAGGATGGTCCCGCCTCCGATGTCCGCCCGCCGGTGGTGATGCAGACGCCGGACGGGCCGGTATTCGTCTACCCGCCGAAGGACCCGAGCGGCGCCCCGGCCGTGGTGCCGGCCGGCGTGAAGCCCCCGCCGAAGGAGATGCCGGCCTCGGTGGTGGAAAAGATGGCGCAGAACAACGTGACGCTCTCGAAGATCGACCGCGCGATGGAGGTGGTGGACAAGTACCCGGGCGCCTTCGGGCTGTGGAACAAGCTGGGCGACACGGTTCGCCAGCGCACCGACCCCGAGGGCGTGGAGGGGCGCGCGATGATCGCCGACATCGCCGGGCAGAAGATCCACGATCGCAGCGGCGCGGCGGTGACGGTGGGCGAGGCCGAGCGGCTGAAGCCCTACGTCCCGAACGTGACGGACGCGCCGGAAGTGGTGAAGCGCAAGCTGTCGCTGTTCCGGCAGGAGTACGCGGCCATGCAGGACGAGCTGGCGCAGGGGCGGAACATCGTCGAGGCCACGCGCCGACGCAGCGAAAGCGGCAGTTCCGGCGGCTGGGGTCCGCCTGGGGCTGGCGGCGGCCTGCCGCGCGTCACCTCGAAGGCCGAGCGCGACGCGCTGCCGCCGGGCACGCGCTACATCGCGCCGGACGGCTCCGAGCGGGTGCGGTGATGGCGGCCAACTGGTGGGAGGAGGACAAGCCGGCCGCCGGCGCGTGGTGGGAGGCGGACAAGCCCATGCGGAAGGCCGAGCCCCCCGAGGCCGCATCGGCGCGGCTGGATGCCGTGGACGGCGCCGGCATGCTCCCCGAGGAGGTCACCGCCGGCATCGTCGGCGCCGGGCGCATGGCCGACCGCCTGTGGGAGGGCGCGAAGCAGGGCGGCTACGTCGGCGGCGCGGTGCTGGCCGAATTGCTCCCCGAGCGCCTGCGCGACCTCGTGCAGACGCGCATCCGCGAGCGGCAGAAGGCGCAGGAGGCGGAACAGGCCGAAAACACGCGCCTCTACAAGCCGCTGGCCGACGAGATGCCCATCTCTACCGCCGTCGGCGAAGCGGCCGTCCTTGCCGCCGCGCCGATGGGCGCGGTGACGAAGGGCGCCGGTGCCTTGCGCGCGGCTGGCGAGATGGCGCTTTCCGGCGCCGCCCCCGCGCTGGTGGAGTTCGGGACCGTCGAGGAAAAGGCCAAGAACGCGACGATGGCGGGCGCAGGAACGGCCGCAGGGAGCCTCGTGGGCCGCGCCGTGGGGGCTGTGGCATCCCGCGCCGGAAAGCCCGTGCAGGGCACCGTTACGCAGACGCAGCAGGCCGCCAATCAGGCCGCCGAGCGCCTGGGGCTCGACCTAACGGCCGGGGAGCAGACGGGAAGCCGCGCGCTCAAGTGGTCGGAATCGGCCATCGCCGACATGCCCTTCGCGGCGGGCCGGGAGCAGGCGCGCGTCCTCGGCAACGACAAGAAGCTGGCGGCCGCGGCGCTGCGCTCCATCGGCCAGCAGGGCGACGAAATCCTGCCCACCACGCTGGCGGCCGCGCGCACGCAGATCGGGGGCGAGTTCCAGCGCATCCTCAACCCGCTCAAGGTGCGGCTGGACGACGCCTTCGTGGCCGACGTGAACGCGATCACGGGTTCGAAGGTGATGAAGGAGCTGCGCGACGAGAGCGTGGATGCGCTGGTGGACCAGTTCCGGAACCTGCCGCCCGGGAAGGTCGCCGTGACGGGCGAATGGTTCCAGCAGAACAAGACCGCGCTGGATGCCGCGATCCGCACCGCCTACAACAACGGGCAGGCGGGCAAGGCCCGCGCGCTGGAGGCGTTCGAGGACGCGCTGGACGGCGCCGCGCGCCGCTCGATGGGCGCGAAGGAGGCGGACGCCTACGAGCTGGCCCGCAAGCAATGGGCGAACCTGCGGCTGCTCGAGACCGGGCAGGTGGTGAAGGACGGCCGCGTGATGCCGGCCGCGCTCGACCAGGCGCTCAAGACGCGCTACAAGTCCGCATACCGGGAGGGCGGGATCGGCGGCGAGATGGCCGACATCGCCTCGCTCTCCTCCACGCTTCGCGCGCCGCCTCAGTCGGGCACCACGCCGCGGGCGATCTACTCGGGGCTTGCCGGGGGTGCGGCGATGGCCGATCCGCTGATCACGGGCTCCATGCTCGCATCGCCGGCGTTCCTGCAATTCATGATGCAGTCGCAGCCCGGAAAGCGCTACCTCACGAAGGGCGTTTACGAGCTGGGCGACGAGGCTATTGCCCGCCTCGGGACTGTCGGCGGGCTCGCCGGGCTCGGATACGCGAGCGCGCAGCGTTGAAGATGTCGCGCAGGGCGACCGTGACCGGCTTGCGGAACAGCGAATCCTCGGCGCGCGGGGTCACGAGCCGGACGATCACGAGCGCGATCCCCATCATCAAGAGCCACGCGAAGGGCTTCACGAGCCCCGCGAGGAAATAGGTCACGGAAAGGTTCCTGCCATGCCGGTCTACGACTACCGCTGCTCCTGCGGCGAGGAAGCCACAGAATACCGCACCGTGGCCGAGCGCCACAACGGGCCGAAATGTAGCACTTGCGGGGCGCAGATGGGCAAGGTATTTTCCGCCCCGTCGATGGTGATGCCCGACATCCAGCCCTACAGGGCCGTCGCAGGCGACCGTCGCATGATCAATAGCCGGGCACAACACCGGCAATTCCTCCGCGAGTTCAGTCTCGTCGAGGTCGGCAATGAGGGTCCGCCGCCATCTGTGCAAGATGGGAGGGCCTTTGGCCGACGCAAACCTGACCCCGGGCGACGATGACATCGGCGCCGATCTTCGCGCCGCATTCGACTCCGTAGAGACCCCCGCGCCGGCCGAAGCTGGCGCGACCCCCCCGCCCGCCGAGGGCGGGCCAGCCCCCGCGAGCCCCGCCCCCGAGGGCGAGACCGCCGCGCAGGCGCGCGCGCGCGACGAGGCCGGCCGGTTCGCGAAGGCCCCGAAGGAACCAGCGGACCCAGCCAATACTGCCGCGCCAGATTCGGCCGGCGGGAAGCCGGCGGCCGCGCCCGCGGTCAGCATCCCCCACAACTGGCCCGCGAGCGTGAAGGCCGACCTTGAGCGGCTATCCAAGATCGACCCGGCGCTCGCCCAGCAATGGATCAAGTCTACGCGCCATTGGGAGGGCATCGCCGCCAGCGAACGACAGCGAGCCGAGCCGTTCCTGCGCCTCCAGCAAGCGCTGGAGGACGTGCTCGCGCCGACGCGCCAGCAGCGGCAGATGGCCGGCATGGACGACGCGGCGTATCTGCGCGCACTCGCCGCGGCCGACCAATTCCTCTCGCGCGACCCGCGGGCCGGCATCAAGTGGCTCGCGCAGAAGTACGGCGTGACCCCCGAGCAGCTGGTCGAGGAGGTCCGCACCGCGCAGGAAAACGCGCCCCCGCCCGCCGTGCAGCAGTTGATGGGCGAGGTGTCGCAGCTCAAGAGCTACATCCACCAGATGACCCGGGGGGCGCAGGAACAGGCGCTCCAGGGCGTGGTGGGGACCATCGAGGCGTTCGCCTCGGAAAAAGGCCCGGACGGCCAGCCGTTGCGGCCCTACTTCGACGACTGCATCGCAGACGTGCAATTGCTCGTCCAGCAGCAGCGCGATCGTGGGGAGCCGGTGAACCTCCAGGCCGCGTATGACCGCGCTATCCGTATGAACGATGCAGTTTGGATGCGGGTGCAGTCGCAGCGAGCCGAGAAGGAAGCGGCCGAGCGAGCGGCGGCAGCCGACAAGGCCAAACGAGCGGGCTTCAACGTGGCGGGGGCTGGCAGCGCAAGCGCGAGCGAGGAGCCGGAGGACAACCTCCGCGCCGAGCTCGAACGTCAACTCTCGAAACACTCCTAAAAGGAGCCCCAAATGGCATCTCCCAACAGCACTTTCACGGAGATCGTCACGACCACGCTGCGCAACCGCAGCGGCAAGACCGCCGACAACGTTTCCAACGGGAACGCGATCCTGTCCATGCTGAAGAAGCAGGGCGGGTGGCAGTCGGCCACGGGTCGGTCGATCGTGCAGGAACTCGAATACTCGGAGGGCAACTTCCAATGGTATTCGGGCTACGAGACCATCACCATCACGCCCCCGGATGTCTTCACCGCGGCCGAGTACGACTGGAAGCAGGCGGCCTCCAGCGTCTCCATCTCCGGCCTCGAAAAGGACGTGCAGAACACCGGCAAGGAGGCGCTCATCAACCTCATGGAAGCCCGGATCAAGAACGCCGAGCGGACCATGAAGAACCAGGTGACGAACGGGATGTATTCCGACGGCACCGGCAACTCCGGGAAGGAAATCGGCGGGCTGCAGTCGCTCATCGCCGACGACCCGACCGCGAGCGCGACGGTGGGCGGCATCAACCAGAACACCTACACCTGGTGGCGCAACCAGACCTACGACTTCTCCACGGAGGCGTCGGGGAACGCGAGCGCGTCGAACATCCAGGTCGGCATGAACACGCTGTTCCTGCGCTGCTCGCGTGGCAACGACAAGCCGAACCTGTGCCTGATGGATGACGACTACTACGGCTTCTTCTGGGCGTCGATGCAGGACATCCAGCGGGTGACCTCCACGGACAAGGCGGTGCTCGGCTTCAACAACCTCATGTTCGGAAGCATGCCGGTCGTCTACGAGGACGCCTCCTCGATGCCGGACAAGCACATGTACATGGTGAACACCGACTTCCTCAAGCTGCGCTACGCGCCCGACCGGCTCTTCAAGCCGTCGGACTCGGTGCGCCCGGCCAACCAGGACGCGGAGACCGTGCTCGTGCTCTTCGCCGGCAACCTCACCTGCTCGAACCGCTCGCTCCAGGGCGTCGGCAAGAACTAGGAGACGACCATGACCTACTACGCAACCGAATCGTTCATCGTCGCCCAGCCCATAGCGGAGACCTCCACGACCGCCAAGCACGCGCTCGGCACCGTGGTCCGCGCGAAGGATCCCACCTACGGACACGGGGAGTTCATCTACCTGCTCGGGGTGGCGTCCACGGAAGTCGGCTCGCTGGTCAAGTGGAACGCGACCACGCACCAGACGGCGCTGCTCACCGTCGCCAACGGCAAGAACAAGGGCGTTCCGGTCGGCGTCGCCATGAGCGCCAACGTCGCCTCCCAGTACGGCTGGTATCAGATCGGCGGCAACGCCGTGGTGAAGAAAACGAGCGTGGCGGTGACGCCGCAGGTGCCGATCTTCATCTCGGCGACCGACGGCCGCCTCAAGGTTCTCGCCTCCGCCGGGCAGCAGATCCTCGGCGCGCAGACGGCGAACCTCGCCACCATCGTCACCACGACTTCCACGGTCGTCGTGACGATCAACCGGCCGTTCTCGCAAGGGCAAGTAACCTGACCGGCGGGCTTTTCGCGCCCCTTCTTCGGAGGGGGCGTCATAAAGCCCATCGAAAGGACCGGCCGAGTGTGGATTCTTCCTTCGCGGGGCCGCCCGCACAACGCGCAGCGCTTCTTCGACGCCTATGCCGCGACCGGCGGGACGACCGGCGGCGTGCTCGCCGTCGATGAGGACGATCCCGAACTCTGGAAATACCAGAACCGCGTGACGCTCCCGCCCGGCTGGGCGCTGGAGGTTTACCCGCGCATGTGGATGGCGCCGAAGGTGAACGCCGTCTTCGACGCGCACCCCGACGAGCCCTGGTATGGGATGGTGGACGACGACGCCGTGCCGACCACGCCAGAGTGGGATCGCCGGCTGGTGGAAGCGGCCGGCACCGCCGGCATCGCGCATTGCTGGAACGGGATCGGGAACGAAACGCTCGCCTCCCAGTTCGTGATGGGCGGCGACCTCGCGCGGCGCCTGGGCTGGGTGCTGCTTCGCGGCTGCAATCGGCTGTGGTGCGACAACGCGGTGACCGACGTTGGCCGGAAGCTCGGCTGCATCACCTACCTGCCGGACGTGCGGCTGGAGCAATGGCACTTTTCCAACGGCAAGGCGCCGATGGACAAGATCTACGAGAAGCCCGAGGCGGCGAACGACCGCGCGGTGTACGAGGCATGGCGCGCGGGCTTCATGAACGACCCGGTGACCTTCGTCTGCCTCAAGGCAGGCACGCTCTACGGCCCGCAATACGTGAACATCCTCGCGGACATGGTGCGCCGGAACCTGCCGGCGGGCTACCCGGGGCGCTTCGTGTGCATCACCGACGACCCCGAGGGGCTTGACCCCGCCATCGACGTGATCGCGCTCCCGCCAGATCTGGAGCGCTGGTGGGGCAAGCTCTGGATGTTCAAGCGGGGCCTCTTCCCCGACGGCACGCGGATGGCGTTCATGGATCTCGACACCGTGATCGTGGGCGGGCTCTCGGAAATCCTCGCCTACAAGGGCCAGTTCGCCACGCTACGCGACTTCGGCGGCGGGAACATGCTCGGGCCGGCCGTGATCCTCTGGGAAGCCGGCGAGTTCGCCGCCTCGATCTGGGAGGAGTGGGACGCGCAGGGCCGTCCGCGGCACCCGCGCGGCGACCAATGGTGGATGACCAACCTCCAGCAGGGCCGCTTCCCGAAGATGATCGACAAGCTCCAGGACGTGTTCCCGGGCGCGTTCGTGTCGTTCAAGTACGACTGCGCGCCGATGTTCCCGAAGGGCGCAAAGGTGGTCTGCTTCCACGGCGAGCCGCGCCCGCACAACTGCCGCGAGGAGTGGGTGCAGGCGTGCTGGAAGGTGGGTGGCGGCACGGCGGCCGAGATGGAGGCGGTGTGCAACACCCAGACGGAGAAGATCGCCGCGAACGTGCGCTCCTGCCTCGCCCGCGGGCTTCCCGAGGTGGGCTTCGTTGCGCCCCACGGCGGCCAAGCGGTGATCGTGGGCGGCGGGCCGTCGCTCGCCGGATCGCTCAACGAATTGCGCTGGCGGGCGCGCAACGGCCAGACGATCTTCGCCTGCAACGGCGCGGCGAAATACCTGATCGAGCACGGCATCACGCCGCAGCACGCCGTGATTCTCGACGCGCGGCCGGAGAACGTGGCGTTCGTGACACCCATTCACACCTTCCTCGCCTCGCATTGCGACCCGTCGCTATTCGACGCCGCCCGGTCGGTCGCGGTCTATCACGCCAATACCTCGGGACTCGCCGAGGGGCTGGAGGGGCGCGAGGCGATGCTGATTTCCACGGGCTCCACGGTCGGGCTGGTCGCGGTCGGGATCGCGCACGTTCGCGGCTTCCGCACCTTCCACCTCTACGGCATGGACTCGTCCTACAAGGACGAGCATCACGCCTACCCGCAGCAGCTTAACGACGCCGACGCCGTGATCGAGGTCACGGCGGCGGGGCGCCGGTTCAAGTGCGCGCCGTGGATGCTCCTCCAGGCGCAGCAGTTCCAGTCGCTCGCCGGGCAACTGGCGAATGAGGGTTGCACGATCACCGTGGCGGGGGACGGACTCCTGCCGCACATTGCCCGCGAAATCGGGCGCCAATACGCGGAGGCTTGTTGATGCAAAGCGAACCCGGCGTCACGGCGAAATTCCACTACCAACCAGTCCTTCACGCGGTGAAGTCGCGCGAGGCGGGCCGGCCCATCTACGAGGACCGCATCTACGTCGAAATCCTCGTGGCCGGCATGAGCAAGCAGACGGTGAACCGGCCGGCGAACGACCGCGACCGCGAGCGCTTTCACCACGAGTGGGCCGCCTTCGAGCGCGGCGAGGAAGCTCGGCGCGTGGGCACGCCGCTCGCGCAATGGCCGAGGCTCGCGGGCCAGCCGGCGATGGTCGCCATGCTGGAGTCGCAGGCGATCTTCACCGTGGAGGACGTGGCGGGGCTGCCGGACGGGCGCGTGGGCGCGCTCGGCATGGGCGGCTACAAGCTGCGCGACGAGGCGAAGGGCTTCATCGTGGGCGCGGCCGACAACGCGCGCGCGGACGAGGCCGAGGCCATCCGCGCCGAGAATGCCGACCTGAAGGCGAGGCTCGCGGCGCTGGAGGCGAAGATGGCCGAGGAGCCGGCGCGCAAGAAGCCCGGGCCGAAGCCGAAGAAGGCGCCGGCGTGAGCCTGCTCACCATCTGCCAGAACACCGTCGACGCGCTCGCCTTCGGGGCGCGTCCGGCGTCCATCGTCGGCAATAATGACGCGCTCGCCCGGCAGATGCTCGCCATGCTCAACATGGCGATTCCGCGCCTCGCCGGCCGCCACAACTGGCAGGCGCTGGTGAAGCTGCACTCGGTCACGACCGCGAACGGGACGGAATCCTACGCGCTTCCCTCCGACCTCGGGCACTACATCACCGAGACCTTCTGGGATGTGTCGAACTACTGGCCGATGGCGGGCTCGATGGACCCGCAGACCTGGCAGACGCTCAAGCGCGGGCTGGTCGCCTCCTCCATCCGCAAGCGCTTCCGCGTCTACGCGAACCTGCTCTACATCTACCCCACGCCCACGGCGACGGAATCGCTCGTGGCCGAATACATCTCCTCCAAGCCGGTGCTGGACAACGACGGGTCGACCTACAAGGCGACCTTCACGGAGGACGCCGACACCTTCGTGCTTCCTGAGGCGCTGCTCGAGCTGGATCTCAAGTGGCGGCTCCTCAAGGCCAAGGGGCTCGACTACGCCGAGGAGTTCAACGAATTCGAGCGCGCGGTCGAGCGCGCGATCGCGCAGGACACGCCCGCGAAGACGGTGAACCTCGGCATGGAGACGGCGCGCTCGACGCCCTCCTACCTCGCCAACATCCCGCAGACGATCACGGGGGTATGACGGTGCCCGGGATCATCTACGGCGAGCGCAGGCCAACCCGGGCGCGGACCTCGCAATCGGCGAGTTTCCCCGCGCCCGTCGACGGGTGGAACGCCCGCGATGCGCTCACCGGGATGCAGCCCACGGAGGCCGCCCGCCTCGACAACTTCTTCCCGGGCTTCGGCAAGGTGGCCCTGCGTGGCGGCTACGCGCAGCACGCGACCGGGCTGGGCGGCGCGGTCAAGACGATCGCCGAATTCAACGCCGGGGCGACCCGCACGATGATCGCCGCGGCCAATGGCTCCATCTTCACGACGACCTCCGCCGGCGCGGTGGGTGCCGCACTCGCCTCCGGGTTCACCGAGGACGAGTGGCAGGTGGCGCAGTTTGACGACTCCGGGGGCGGTGCGCGCCTGGGGCTCGTGAACGGCGCGGACGCCCCGCAGGTCTACACCGGCTCGGCGGTGTCCGCGATGACGGTGTCCGGGCCGGCGGACGTGACCAAGCTCGTTGGCATCCAGGTCTACAAGTCGCGCTCCTACTTCTGGGAGGTCGATTCTCAGTCGGTGTGGTACTCGGCGACGAACGCTCTTGGCGGCGCGCTCACAGAATTCAAGTTGGGGCGCGTGTCAGGATGGGGCGGAAACATCGTCGCGATGGGCACGTGGTCGCGCGACGGAGGCACGGGTCCGCAGGACTACGCGGTATTCATCTCCTCCGGGGGTGATGCGATCGTCTACGGCGGCTCCTATCCGGGCGGCGCGGATTGGGAGCTGGTCGGGCTCTACCGCGTCGGCGAGCCCATCGGCTACCGCTGCACGGTGAAGGTTGGCGCGGAGCTCTACGTCATCACGAAGGCCGGGTACGTGCCCATGTCGCAGGTGTACGCGAGCGGCGAGGCGTCGCGGGCGCTTTCCGATCGCATCCGCGGTGCGGTGCTCGCGGCCGTGGCGAAGGGGCAGGCGCTCGGCGGCTGGCAGGGCGTCTTCTACCCGCGCGGCAATTACCTCATGGTGAACGTGCCGGATGGCTCCTCGACCTACTATCAGCACGTCGTGAACGTGACCTCCGGCGCGTGGTGCCGGTTCAAGGGACAGGACTTCTACACCTTCGCGGTCTTCAACGGGCGCCTGTATGGCGGCGGATTCGACGGGATCGTGTACCTGTGCGACGAGGGCTCAGACGACGACGGGAGCGCGATCCAGGGCGACGCGATCGCCGCGTGGAACTACCTCGGGGCGCCGGGATCGCTCAAGCGCATCAACATGGTTCGCGTGGTGGGCGCCACGCCCGCCGGGAGCGCGGCCTATTCGCTCGACGTGAAAGTGGACTTCGACGAGGACACGGCGACGACCTCCGGCGCGGCGGCTGCCGGGAGTTCCTCGCCGTGGGACACGTCGTCGTGGGACGTGACGCTATGGGCGAGCGAATTGCAGGTTTTTTCCTCGTGGGGCGGCTCTGGCGGGCTCGGGGACGCGATGGCGGCGCGGCTGCGGGTGTCCTCGGAATCGGCCTTCGAGTGGTATCAGACGACCTACATCTACACGATCGCGGGGCCGCTGTAGCGGCGAGGGGGCAACATGGCATGGAACGGCAGCGGCACCTTTTCGCGGACCAACGGCACGCACACCGGCAGCTCGACGTGGGTGCAGGACCGGGACGCCGGAGACTACATTCTCGCGTCGCGGCACGACACGCACGACCAGGATCTGGCCGACGGCATCGGCGCGTGCCTCACCAAGAACAACGAGAGCAAGCCGACCGCGCACTTTCGCCCGAACGCGGACGCGACCTACGACCTCGGTTCCGGCTCCCTGCAATGGCGGGCGCTGTACCTCTCCGGCGCGGCGACGATCCTCGGGCGCGTAGGCATCGGCGGCGCGGCGCCTTCGATTTTCTGGGCCGAGATTTCCGGCAACATCACCGGAGGGACTACGGCCGGCGGCTATCGCGTCCTGTCGACGATCCAGTCCGGTGTCACATCGCTCGCGACTGGATACACCTCCAACCTGTCGACCGCCGCGGCGTCTTTCACGCTCGCGAGTCTGTTCCACTTCTACGCGGTGCAGGGGACCATCGGCGCCGGCTCGACGGTCACGTCGCAGGCGGGCTTCGTCGTCCCATCCACCATGACGGGCGCGACCAACAACTTCGGCTTCATCGGCGACATGGGCGCCGCGTCCGGACGGTGGAACTGCTACATGAGCGGCACGGCGGCGAACTACTTCGCCGGCGAGGTGCTGATCGGGTCCACGACGGACCAGGGCTCCTACAAGCTGCAAGTGACCGGCGGGGCGATCTTCGACTCCATCGCGCTCACGGCGTTTTCATCGACGCCGGTCACGATGAATACCGGGTACACGAATTCGACCCTTGTGGCGACGAAATCGCCAACCGGCATCGTGCATTGCCGCGGCTACGCCAACAAGGACAGCGCGGCCACGGGGGCGCTCCTCTACTTCACGCTGGCGAGCGGCTACCGTCCGTCGACCACGACGATCCACCGGCCCGTCTACAACTCGAACGACGGCTACATCGACGCGCAGGTGGCGACCAACGGGCAGGTGACGGTGACGCACACCTCGAGCAACAACGGCAACACCTATTTCGACATTTCATTTCCGACGACCTAGCCATGAGCAATCGCATCGACCTGATCCTGGAAAACCTCGCGCAGCAGCGGAACGCGGCGCTTGACCAGCTGGCGATCCGCACGGCCGACCTTGCGATCGCCTCGGCCCGCGTGACCGAGCTGGAAAAGGAACTTGCGGCGCTCAAGCCCGCCGAGGAGGCGAAGGAGGGCGTGCCGTGACGGAGGTGACCCTGTTCCCCTACGCGGTGGCC